GACTACTCCAGTTTATCTGGACTCGGATGGAAATGTCCGACCGTTAATCAAGCTCTACTCGGTGTGAGTTTAGCTACTGTCCTCTCAAAGGGACGATCGAAGTAAGACGTTTGATCTTACTCCGATGAATTGGCGCCGCGGTATTTAACGCGGTTGCCTAAATTAAGTGAATGGGAATTTCCCATTACGCTAACAACCCCCTCTATTGAGGGAGGAGTATCACTATGGCTCTAGGTACCTCACTTGCTCTTTCCAAGGACGTTCCAACCGTCGCAGCAACAAATTTGGAAACTTATGCGTTGCGTGCGGCGGATTTGGGACGTTCAGAATACTCTGTTGCAGGATTAACACTCCCAATACAGAGAAAACTGACCGTTTCACACGAGCTTGGAAAGAACGGCGAAGAACGACACTTGACGCGTTTTGACATTACTGCCATTGACGCGCTACTGGTGCCGGGGACGTTGTCGATCTACAATGTGATCGTCCGTCCACCCAACTCAGCAATCACGAATCAAATCATCATCGACACCTACAACAGGCTTCAATACCTGATGGTGGCGGCGGCGAATGCGAATCTGACTGCCATTCTTAACGGCGAGGTTTAACTCGCGGTCTAAGAGGGGATTTCCATTTTTATTAGTCGCTTGGATTACAGGCGCACTAGTGGCCTGGTTTATCCTCATAGCGATTATGGAGATCCTGTTCGGGTTCTTTGTAAGGTTAGTTACCTGGTTATAACCTAGGGATGCTTCTTGGAGGTGTCCATTGTTAAATGGTAGCCTGAAAAGCCTTGGCCTTTTGTGGGCCAACCTAGCGTCCAACCAGCGCTATGAAGCGTATGTCAGTGAGGCGGATATTTCTACCTTCTGGCAGCGCTTCTCCAATGAGGGTTTGACATTCATTTGCAGTGTGCTTCCCAGGATTGGGAAGTCACTAGATCACTTCCATTCCACATCGGAATGGTTGACTCCTGAGGGATTTTCCTCTCGCGAGTCCACGTTGGGGGTGGTTCCCATCGAGTTAAAAAGCTCGATACAGGTTCCAATTTTCCTTGGCGTGGCGGTCGAATCTGCTCTGAATGGTGACTCTATAGCCGTAGATTGCGTGCGTCAGCTGACGCTCGTCTTCTATAAACTGGAGGTTGATTATGGGCGAGAGAAGGA